CTTCTTAATGATTTTTTCTTCTTTTTCATAATCATTATCCCCTCTGCCACCCATTGATTCAATAATAATATTATTATATACATCTGATTGTTTTGATGATGGTTTATGGTAATCTGGATACTTTTCTTTAAATTTTTTTATCATTCTGAAATTTTTATCTTGCACTTTTCTTATCATCTTGTGCATCTTTGTGTTCTCATCATCCTTTTCCCATTTATTATCATCTTTTACGTAAATTATTTCACGTTTTTTATCTGTGCAATGGACTGGTCTTTGTGTAACATCAAGATTCTTTAAATTCTTAATAATTATATTTGAAATACCCTCTATATACCCTTTTTCTCCTACATTCTCTAAATCAGATAATTGAAATTGTATTGATTCAACAAAATCCATAATATTCATTGCATCTTTGCACGTTTCATTCAAAAAGAAATTCAAATTGAAGGCCTTGTTATGTGAATTAGTATGAGTAGTATTATTATTATTAGTATTAGTAATTGTATCTTTCTTAACAATTTCTAAAATTATATTTTTAAATTCTTGGTTTTCTTTTATTAAATAATTTATTAGTTCATCTTTATTATTTGTATAAATTAGGTTTAAATCTTCAACTTTTTTTGTTTCTTCTGTTTCTATTGTTTCTTTTATTTCTTTTATTTCTTCAGTTTCTTCTTTTTTACATTTTTTTAAGTGTCTCCATAATCCAGTTCTATCTTTATATTCTTTACCACAATTTTCACAACAAGTAATTGCCATTTTTTTGCCATTTTTGCCATTTTCTGTTGCTAAAGTGTTGCCATTTGTTGTTTTTAGGTGTTTTGCTGTTAGTAAATGAGTATCCCAATTGTATTTTTTGTAGCATTTATAGTCACATTTTTCACAATGAAATTTTATTGCCATTTTATTGCCATTTTCTGTTGCTAAATTGTTGCTAACTGTTGCCATATATTAGAAACAGATTATTTTTTAAATCCTTTTTCCTAAAAATAAAAAAAAATTATCGTCACAAAGTGAAAATTATTTTTTTGGTGACCAGACCATAAAATTCAATTATGGTCACAAATCAACATTTTTGAGCAAAGTATTTTGGATTTTCCGATTTTGGACATTTATAAATGTCCATTTTTCATTTTCTTAAAAAACTTTCTAACAAAAATATTCAATATTTTAAAAAATGTAGAGAACTTTTTTATAAAAAAATCAGAATTTACTTACATGGTTGTAGTAAAAAGTCCTTTTTTCTTTAAGTAGGTTAGGAATAATATATATTATCTTTTGCATCTACATTTCCAATTATTGCAATTTATGCAATATAAAAATTTATTTATCTGTAATTCATACTTGGGATTTTCACATCTACATATATTTTTCATGATAATACCACATTTACAAGGTTGTTTTAATAGGTTTTCTTGTTCTTTTTTAATTTTTTCCACTTCTTTTTGTTTTATACTTTCTCTCCACTTTCTTTCATCTTCTTGTTTTTTATTTTCTGATTCTTTTCTTTTATTTTCTTTCCAAATTCTGAGTTGCTCTTCTTTTTCAATTAGTTCTTCTTTAATTTTTCTTTGCATTATTTCAATAGCTCTAATATCTTCATTTTTCATATTTATTATTTCCAATTTTTCTCGCATTTGTTCTTTTTCTTTTATTTGTAGCATTTCTAATAAATCTGTTTTCTCTCTTTCATAATAAATACATTTATCACATTTATAGTCTCTTATACATTCAATTTCTATATTTCCTTCTTTATCAATGATTACTCCAGAGTTAATGCCATTAATTAAATTCTCAGCGTCTATTTCTGCCCAAGGTTCCGGACGATTTTCTTCTTTTGTTTTATTTCTATAACAAATTTCAAATATATATTTTATTTCATCATTTTCTATGAGTGCTACATCAGCACTTCTATTTGAATTATTATAATAAAATTTATACTCTATAACTGCCTTTGTGTTTTCATTATAATCGTCACAAAATATATAATACTGAAAACCATAATTAAAAGGACAATTAATATCTCTTTTTTCGCAATATTTACATTCTGTATTAATGCAAATATTTGTCTTATTGTCTAATAATGATTTCATTAATAGTTTCGCTTCTTTATGTATTTCAGTCTCACTTGGTTTATCATAATAATAACAAGGGCTATCAGATTTATAATGAGAGAAATGCGGTTGGTTAATCTTACCTTGTTTAAAAATTACATGTTTTTCGCACAAAGGACATTTATACTTATTAATTTTATTTGCTATTTTAGGATGTTCATGTTTATTACTAATTGTATTTATTGCTCCCATATAAAAATGTATAGACATATTTAATTATATATACATTTTCTCTCTAAACAAAGTTTCTATAATAATGATTATTATATCATTTTTTATATTAAAATTTACTAGTAAATAGAACTACAAAATTTTAACGTCTTTTGGTCTTTCTTGTCTTTCTTTTGCGGCAAAATGAACGCTTTGTTCCGCTTGCCCATAGGCATCTCTTTTTAGATGATCTGCATGCAGATGCCTTTCTACCTTTACAGGTTTTATGTCTTTTAGCAAACAACGCTTGGTGTACATTATAAACAGCCATTTATATTATACTTAAAGATAAAAATGTAAATATAATAATTTTTGTTAAATACTTTTCTCAAAGCAGTTTTACCATCTGGTTCATTCTTTTACCATTTTGTTGTTTTCTTAACGCTAATCTTAGGTCCTGCTCCGCGCTTCTTAGTCTTATTTGGGTCATATTGTTCATCTTCATCTTCATCCTTAAGATTTTTCGACAATTCCCAGAATTCTTTTGAACCCAATCTGAAGTCACCATGATTGTCGGCCTTGTACCAAAATACTTGGTCATGCAGTTTATTCGATTTTGAATTGTTATTAATGACCAAACATTCATAATTTTCTGTGCATTGGTCCATCACTTGGCAAAATGATTCAAATGTTGGAAACATACCTGCATAATTTTCATATATTCTTTTTCTATTTGCTATATAATTCTCTCTTAAAATAAAAACGTAGTCGATATTTGTTCTCAGTGTTGGTGGAATACCTAAAGGGTATTGCATTGTGATGACCAACATCACCTTCCAGTGTCTCAATTTATACCATTTTCATTTAGACATTTCCTTCTAAAATCATTAAATTTATGCTTTTTAAATGGGCATAACATTCTCTCGAATGGGTTTAGACTATATCTTAAGGTATCATCGAAGTTGGTTAAACTTCTCAACCCCACGGGCATTTAGTCGTTGAACTATCACCATATCCTTACCAATAACGGACTTAGGCGACGAGCTGCGGGTTTTCTCTATTTTATACTTTTTTACTATACCTTATGTGATTAGCATAAGCCATTACTATATTTCTATAATAACTTAGTAGTATAAACCTTCAAAGAACTTTACAAAGTTCTAAATCGAGAGGTCTCCGCAATTTGGACGTGTTGCTTAATGCTAAATAAAGCAGTAAACTAGCCATTCTTTTGAAATGACTCCGGCAAACATTTCACCGTTCATAAAAAGTAATCGCATTAATTTATCTCGCGACCATGTGTTATCATAAAGGCAGTCATCCAGAATAACGAAAGCACGTGGATCAATTGTGCTACGCTTATAATTAGTCATTTCTTCTTTAACCTGCTTCAATACAGTCCGCTGACGCTTCAAAACATTTTCTATTATTGCAGAATTATATTCATTATGAATAAATAACTTCGGCACCATTTTGCTATAAAATCCGTTGCCTTCTTCTGTCCCAGAAATAACCGTACCTATGGGAATATCTTGTTGATAATATAATAAATCTCTTACTAAAAATGATTTGCCAGTGTCACGCTTGCCAATTAAAACTACTACAGGTCCTTTGTTTTCATTTGGTTTAAACTGGATGCTTTTCATATCAAATTTTTTTAGTTCTAGCGTCATTTTATAACTTTTAGAAATATAATTTTATCTTTTTTACGAAATTAGAGAGAAAGAAAAATGCAAGATTAAAAAACTAAGATTTAAGATTTAATATTTATGATTTATAATAAGTTAAAAACACATATAATTTATATATTAATTAGCTAAAGAAAGATGATTGTTAATTATCAAAAACGAAAAAACATAGAACTTTTTAAAGCTTTAGAAAACCCAAAAAACCTTTTTTTAACAGAGGCGCAAAATTATATACCAATTTATTCAAAGTTCTTCTCATTAAACGAGACAAATTTTAATAATATTAATTTAAATCATAAATGGTACATTACAAATATAAATTGTGATGAACAAGATGAAGATGATGCGGAAAATAGTCGCATATTTAACTGCAAACTTAAAAACATAAATAATAACAAAACAAAAGACAAAGATGTCTTCTTTAAATTAGCGCCATTATTGGACCCATATAAGTATTTAATAGGTAAATACAATATTCATGATGAAAAATTATATAACTTGCCAAAGCTAGATTCAACTGTCGATAATTGCAATACAAAATTTATGGATGTGAATAATGCCGCATATGTTGATGGTTTATTTGTGCATTTAACTAGTGTATTAATGCATTCACACGGTTTTATTCATGGAATAGATTATTATGGTTCATTTTTAGGTATAAAAAACAATTTTAGTTTTAATGTTTTTGATGATATAGATTATTTAAATAATTCTGATTTTTTCAATAAAAACAAAAATATTTTATTTAAAGTAGATGAATATGAACATTTATTTCAAGATGAAAATGAAAAATGTAAATTGAAACCTATTAAAATAGAACATAATACAAGTGCAAGATCTCAGCTATCTATAAGTTCTTTTGAAAATGAATTGTTTGAAGATGTTTTTGATGAGTCATCTAATATGGATTCTAATTTAGATTCTAATATGGATTCTAATATGGAAGTAAATGATCTACAATTAAATCAGATGCAAATAAGTGAGAATCAAATAAGTGATAATGAATTAGAATCGTTTGATTTTACGCATAATGGTTTATCAGATGTAAAAAATGCTAGTCAAGTTACGTTAAAATCAAATTCTACATGCTCTTCAAGATCATCGCATACAGATGATGAAGATATTATAGATGAGTGCAATGTAGATGATAAAATGGATGAAGATGAGAATCAAGATGATAAAAATGACGATAAAAATGATGAAGACAATGACGACAATGACGATAATGATGAAGATAATTTTGAAGATGTTACAAGTGAAGATGATGATGATGAATATGAAGATGAGATAATAAATGCAACTATTCCAAAATTTCCAATTCAAATGATTTGCATGGAATATTGTGAAAATACATTTGATGACCTTATTTTAAACAATAAATTAAAAGAAGAAGAATGGTATTCAGCATTTATGCAAATAATAATGATTTTAATTACTTATCAAAAGGCGTTTAATCTCACACATAACGATTTGCATACAAATAATGTAATGTATAATCATACGGATAAAAAATTTATATATTATTGTTACAAAAAGAAACATTACAAAGTCCCCACATTTGGTCGCATATTTAAGATTATAGATTTTGGTAGAAGTATATATAAATTTGATGGAAAGATTTTCTGCAGCGATAGTTTTCAAATTGGTGGTGACGCTGCAACCCAATATAACACTGAACCTTATTTAAATGAAAAGAAACCCAGATTAGAACCAAATTATAGTTTCGATTTATGTCGTTTAGCGTGTTCTATATTTGACTATGTTGTTGATGATGATGATGAATTAAAAGAACTAAGCAAATGTAAAGACCCAATTAAACGTTTAATTGTTGAATGGTGTTTAGATGATAATGGTATAAATATGTTATATAAAAATAATGGAGATGACCGTTATCCGGATTTCAAATTATACAAAATGATATCGCGATGCGTTCACAATCATACACCTCAAGCGCAATTAGAGAGACCAGAATTTAAAGCGTTCAGTAATTTTAAAGGTAAAGGAGAAATTCCTGCAGATGTAATTGATATAGATAATATACCGTCATACGTATAATATCAATTTTGATTTGATTTTTTAATTATTTCATTCTTTTGATTATTAAATAATAAAAAGAATATTAAAAACCTGGATTATCAGTGAATACAGGTGTTAATTTTTTTCCGCCTTCTAAAACAGGGTTTAATTGTTCCAATATAAAATGGCACACTACAACACTGAAATATACTATGAGTGAATCGCGAATAAGATGCTTTAAAGGTTTCGCTTCTTTTTCAATAAATCGCATTTCAAGAAATTTAGCAATTAAAAATACGAATGATAT